GCCACTTTCTGAATAAAAAGGGGCGATAACTATGAGCGTCAACGAACCGTTGTATAACTTTGCGCGGGCATTCGCAGACCGCGGTTCAAACACTGTAACTGTCAAGGTTAACGGAAATGTAATAGGTACTCTTAGTATGTCATGGAGCACTACAAAGGCAGGTTCAAAGGGCCACTATTGGGGAAACACAAAATCTAGTGCAGCAGCTAATACGTGGGCTTATAGTATCGAACAAGGTGCCACGATAGAGCTTACCAGCAGCGGCGGAACAAAGTTTAGCAGCGGCGCCCTACAGGTAACGCTTGGAAACTAAATCAATCAGAAAGGATGTTAGACACATGGAATATTACTCTAATGTTGTCAAGGCTATGATAGCGCGCAGCAATGCACGGGCGGCAGACATTGCCGACAAAATACAGGCCCGCGCTTATTATCAATTTCAATACGTTCCGCCAGCAGGACCACTGCCCGGCTGGTCAATGGAACAGCAGACAGAGGACGCTATAAATGAGATAGGCAACATCGCCTATTCGTCGGACGAGATAGCAAGGGAAGCTCGAGAGATTGCGCAGCAGGCTTACAACGCAGCGCAGGCAGCTATAGAAATGGCCACTAATGCCATAACAGCTGCGCAGAACGCACAGCAAACAGCGGATACTGCGCTTAATACTGCGAAAACGGCAGTAAGCAAAGCGGACAACGCACAGGCCAGCGCAGACGCTGCACAGAAGGCGGCCGACGCAGCGCAGAAATCAGCGAACGACGCTCAAACGTCTGCTGACAATGCGCAGTCTACAGCTAATACTGCCATTGAAAACGCTTCACAGGCACTATCAGCGGCTAACGAGGCTAAAGCTTCTGCCGACCAGTCTAACCAGCGATTAGATGTCTTGGAGCCTATAGTTGATACACTGCGCTGGTATGAAAACGTTACAGATAACATCGACTTCAATACACATGTAGAGCTGGAAATGGCATTCCTTCAAGGCACGGCCAACACGAACGGCCCTATTCCCGGTCCCGGCTGGCTGGATGTTGACGACGACTATAATGAAACCTATATCCGGCAGAAGTTTATCGCACAGGCTGACGGCGCATGTTATGTTCGCTTCGGCACCATTGTACCCGACAGTAGCCCTATCGAGGTGCGCAGCTGGACAGGTTGGGTAAAGTATGCGCTGGCCAGCGAATTGACTTCCGCAGTCGAAACAATCAATACCAGTATCACATCAATCAACGGAGAAATCACCACTATCAAGAGTGACATAACCAGCATTGAAGGCGATATCACAGAACTGCAAGGAAGTCTTGGCAACGCCGAGGGCGATATTACGGCTGTAACTAATGCGCTGGACGCGCACAAGGCTGACTACGATAACCCCCATAAAGTAACTGCCGCACAGCTGGGACTAGCGACGGTTTATAAATATAAGGGGTCCGTTGAAACATACGCCGCCCTGCCGACCAGCGGCCAGCAAGTAGGCGACGTTTACAACGTCAAACAGGCAGACCCCGACCACAACATTGAAGCGGGCGACAACGTGGCATGGGACGGAACCACGTGGGATATCTTGGCTGGTGATACCGACCTTAGCAGCTATGCACAGCTTAATTCGGCTAACACTTTTAAAGCAATGAACGCTTTTCGTGCTAACATTGCAGTTTCTAACGGTACAGCGAGCGGAACGAACGGGAGTATTAGTTTTGGAATTCCTCCAACTGGTGAAACTGTTCAGGCAAGAATAAGCACCGATACATTAGGTGGATTGTTTTATAATACTAGTACCAATCAGCCGCACGTATTCAGAACCGGTAATAATTTTAATAGTTTCGTAATAAGAGATAACGGAACAACAATGTCGTTTTCTAATAATAATAATATCTTTGCAAATGTTATTGACGCTTCAGGCGTCGCTAACTGGCTGGGCAATGCAGCCACAGCGACCAAACTTGCTACTGCCCGCACTATCAACGGTGTACCGTTCGACGGGACGCAGAACATCACGATAGAAGCTGGACAAGGTACATTCTTGCCCCTGACAGGTGGAACGGTTACAGGACCGATTTACTTACCGTCTGCTACTCCCACTACCGACACGCAGGCAGTCACCAAAAAGTATGTTGATGACAGCGTGGCCGGTGCTGGTGGCGGCGACGTTACGGCGGCGGGGAATAACGCTTTCACCGGACTTAATACTTTTGCCAATGAAACAACATTTGGCAACGAACTAAATGTTTGGGATAGCCTGACAACTCAAAGTTCAACCGGTCAAATTAATATCGGCCGTGTAAGTGGTGCTAATGGTGCGTATATTACTGGCGAATCTGGCGGCGGTTTAGCCTTGCACACTAAAAAAGGGCAGCCGCTTGAATTGCTGGACGGCGTAGACGGAAATCTAGCTGTATTGACTACTAGCCAAGCTACTATTTATCCGAATATCGTGCAGATAGGAAGCGACACTCTACTAGAATCAGTAGGTATTAGAAAGGCTACTATTGGCGATTATCCATTGCAAATTTGGGACGGGAATATGATTGCTGCCCAATTTAACGGTAACAGCCATAAAGCAGCTTTTGAAGCAAGTGAAGTAATGATTAATTCCAGTGAAATCAGCACAAATTTCGCGATAAAAAATGCTAGTCAGAACATACTGGACTGTAACGGAACAGCAATGCACCTGCGCACGGGAAATTCTAGTATCGGCCTAGAATTAGGGTCAGGCACTAGCGGCTGGGCTTTGCAGTGCCCTGCTGACGCCACTGACGTAAGAGTTGCGCGGCGGTTATATGTGGGCAGTCAAGGGGGCACTGGTAACGGCGTTATCAGTGCAGACAACACAGAAAACTGCCTGTACTTCTGCGGTACGGCCGAGAATACTTACTACTCAACTCCGAATACCGGGAATACCATAAGTTACCAAGCAGCAGCAAACGTCTATCTGATAAATACATCCATAAATGACGCTGCAAGTCTTACTATGAATTTCTCAAACATGAGCTTCCACGCCACTGTAGGCAGCACGCCATACATGTGTAAAACTTTAACTTTCTGGTTTGTAACTGGCTCAACTGCACCAACTGTTACATGGAAGTTCCCAAGCGGTGCAACGGTTTACTACCCGAAGGGCGTAGCTCCGTCGCTAACAGCAAATGCCAGCAATATCATCAATGTAGTCGCTATCGTTGACAAAAAAAATAGCTTTAGTATCCAAGTCTGTGACGTGGTAGCGTTGCCGAGAAAAGGAAAGTGAGAATATGAAGTACACAAGAACAGTATACGTTTATAAGGGAGAGCAGTATAACACTATTACCGAGATACGCCGTTTGCCGGACTTGATGAATACCTCTATCCCGAATAACCCAACGGATGAACAGCTTGCCGCGCTGGGTGTATCCCGCGAGGAAGTAATGGTGTCGCTGGCAGAAGCAAAGAACATCAAGCTTAACGAACTGTACGGGATTTATGAGCTCCTGCGCGATAAGCCAACGAGGTACAAGCAGGGCGACAGAACATTTTACTTCGACCGCACGGCCGCGGATATCAATAAATTCAATTCGGCCTATAGCGTAGCTCAAATCAAGGGAGAGCAGGGCTTTGGAGTTAAAGACGAAGAAGGTAACAGTGTATGGGTGATGTTGTCGAAGTCCGACTTTGAAAGTGTGCTGCTAATAAGCAGCAACGAGCAGACGGAAGCATATAACACCTTCTATGCGCTGCGTAACAAGGTGGAAACGGCCGAAACGGTCAAGGACGTTATAGCTATCGTTTGGCCAAACATCTGGCCAGAAAGCGAATAAAAAAAGGCCCTGAAATTCGGGGCCTTTTTTTGCGTCTAATTAAAATAAAAGTGTTGACATCGAACACAGGGGGGTATATAATATAAGCAAAGAAAATAGAAAGGAGTGATTACGTGCAAGTAAAAAGAGATATAATTCAGGGCGTTATAAACCGAGCTAAAACAGCAGTTAGAAACTACGGGGAGAACGCACAAATTGAGCTCCCGGCTGAACTGGTCAAAAACATCTGTCAGAGCTTGAACGCTGAACGGTATCGACTGGCCCAACTCAACAAGAAGTATTCAAAATTAAAACAACAATTTGAAAGCTATTCGGGATGAATGCGCTAAATGCACAAGCTGTATGGATTGCCCTTTTCATCTTCAAGTGGGCTCATCAGTCTGCTGCGGAATTCACTACGGCAGTCCTGCCAACTGGAAGTTAAATAGCCCCCGTGTTATAAGGCTGATTAGTCAATGAAAGCTATCAGGACACAGCAGATAGTAAAGGCGGTTATTCTTTTAAAAAGACGTAGAACGTCAACAGCAGATAGGGTCTACATTGCTTTTAAACTGAAATCAATAACACTAGATAAACAGTATGAAAGGATGATGAAAAAATGGAAATCAAAATTAAACTACTACCGGGCGGAAAAATGCCAACTAAAGCACATAGAACAGATGCTGCGTGGGACTGCTACGCAAGAGAAGATGTTACCGTAGGCGCAGAGCCTGTATTAATTGGCTTAGGCTTTATGATAGAGCCACCAGAAGGTTATTATGTGGAAATTGTACCGAGAAGCAGTATTGGCCTAAAAACTCAATTACGACAGCCGAACAGTATTGGAATCATAGACAACGGCTATAGAAACGAAGTAAAGGCAATGTATGAAAGCAGGCTAATGCCTTCGTCGGGTATGTTAGATTGTACAACCATACCTCAAAAAATCAAAGCAGGCGACCGTATAGCACAGATGATACTGCGGAAGCAAGAAGAAGCCGAGCTTGTAGAAGTGGACGAGCTTTCAGAGACCGACAGGGGCGCTGGCGGCTTCGGCAGTACGGGGGTAAGATAAATTGATTGAGTACGTAAAAGTTAAACACAACGAAGAATGTTATATTTGCCATTCTTCAAAAAATGTAAAAACGCTTCGAGTGGCTGCCGTCGGCAGCAATGGTGTTTGCAGCATTGCTTTCTGCGACAAATGCGCAGGAACAGTCAGCAGAGTGTTAAATGTTCCAATGACTTTTGAAAGGTCGTTGGACGGTGAAGTTGTATGCCCGCATTGCAAAACGATTATCGGTTTTGACGATGATATCGGCTATTTTTATGATGATACCTTCTACTGCGAATTTTGCGGCCAGCGGCTAAAAAGGAAGTGAAAGAATGAAAAAAGAGTTTATCTGCCCGTATTGCAAAAGGGCCGTAGGTTGGCGTGAAGTAACTCCTGTACGTGGTCACTATGCAGCGTGTTTCGACGAGAACGGAGTTTTTTTGAAGCGGCCTATTCGGACGGCATGAATTATTACTATAAATCCACTACATACGAATGCTTGAAATGTAACAGAAATATCAAAGGTGCGGTTTTGCGATATAAGAAGGAGCAGGGAAATGACTAAACAAGATTTTATTGAAATGATTGAAAACTTGCCGGATGACGCTGAACTTGTGGTATCTAACTATACCATTGGTTTTGTAGTAACTGACGTAGAATATAACGAACTCTGGAATCAGATTAGATTGAGCGGCGAATAGATAAAGGACGGTAAGTAGTATGACTAACTTAGATAAAATTCGTACAATGCCCCCGGAAGACTTGGGGGCGTTTTTATCAAACCTAGTAGCCATAGAGGATTGTTTTGAATGCCCTATACGCAATGTTTGCAACGAGCGTATGGTAAACCCCAACAACGAGGCATTTCATACATGTGAACTGTCGTTTTATCACTGGCTGCAACGGGAGTATAAGCCGGGATACTTTGAAAACCAATAGGAGAGAGGCGCCATGATTACCGTAGAAAGCAAAGCAAAGTTATTTGAAAAAACCTACGACGCCTATTTGCTAGCGCAATCCGTGACGCGCGTCTATGGCGTTGAAAGCCCCCCCGGTCAAAGCGCAATGAAAAAGCTACGCGCAGAGGTGAAAGCCTGTAGTGACAAGGACCTGCTAGAAGAATACTTAGACTATCAGGACCGGGAGAATAAGCGGATAGAATCTATCTGGGGAGAGTGGTAAGCTTGCGTAACTATGATTACAAAGAACAGATACAACGCCGGAAAGAGCTTCAAAAAATGGACTTTATATCTGGCGTACAGGCTGGGCGATTGATTAGGCACTTTCTTAATACGTTCGAGCCTAATATAACCGTGAATCGCTTTAGAAAGCGCTATAAGGAGCTACAAAAAGACCTTCGGGAAGATGTGCCGCACAAGGTACTATATAGCAGCAGGGGTACACGGTACTACTGGTTACAGGAAAACGTGCTATCCTTTCTGCGTAACCGAATTAATATAAAGGCAGAAGTTAAATGAAAACGGCATAAATAAAACCCCTCGAATTCGAGGGGTTTTATTATTTCTTTATTTCTTCCGACCCAATGGCCGACCTATACCCGGTTGGCGGCAGTCATCACAGTATGTATACATTCGCTTCCCGTCCGGTCCTTGGCGGTGATTGGAAACCGACCAGCCAGAATCACGGGCAAAGGTTATCAGTTTTCCCATAGTAGTAAATTTCGTTTTTAATAATTTACCGCAGTTTTCACAGACACAACCTGCTATAAACACTTAAATCACTCCTTATTTATTCGATAATGCTTTATTACGGCAAGACATGCAAAGCGCCTTGCCAGTCTTTTCTACTGATATCCTGCGCACAGTTTGCGATATCTCGACGCCACAACTTAGGCACATATACGGACTAGGTGCGCTTCTGACATTTACAGCGCCAGAATTGCCGCCAGAAGGTTGCTGCGAAACGTTCCGCGCTTGTGATTGCCCTTGTGGGGACGGTTGGACGCTTCTAGGGGCAGCCTGTGCGTTCTGTACAGGTTTTTGAGTATATTGTACAGGTGCTTGTGCCGCTTCCGGGTGCTGTTGGAGATAAGACGTTTTTAAACTGGCCGGATAGAAGAAACGGCCGTAGCCGTTGGCGTCCAGAATAACAAGTTCTGTAATCTCTCTATCTTCGTTGTAGGCGATATGCCCAACGTGGAAGCTTACACCGAACGCGACCTTGATTTTTTTACCGTCTATAGACGCTTCGTTCTGGGCCAAGTTAAATGTGATACTTGGCGCTGTATAAAGTTCTCGACCTGAGCCCCAATTTACAGCGGCCCTCTTGAAGCAGTCAGACGCACGGCCTTTTTCTGCCTGATAGTTGGACGCTACGCCTACGTCTTCCTTGCAGACCCAACATTTTTTGTCGTGGTCCCATACCTCAATCGAACAGAAAAGCTCGTTGTTTATCAGCGTGTGTTTGCGCTGCCAGTTCATCGGCCCGAACATTGCGTCAAGGTACTTCATATCAACACGGGCGTTTTTATAAAGCAGCAGCCGACATTTGACGTATGAGCTGTTGTTATAGTTCATCTCCCGCAAGTCGTCGACACGTACATCTATATCGCTAGCTTTCAACAGCGGGAACTTGATTTCATCAGTCATAACAATCACCTACCCTTTATTTGATATCTTTAGCTCAATTCTGTGATGATAGTAAGCCTCTTTAATCGCCATTGCGTAAACGTCTGGCGGTGGGGAATCCTGCCCCGCTATGCCGTATTCTTCACACAGCTGACGGAATGTACAGCCTATCTTTTCATTCATCACAAGCGCAACAAACTTTTGGAGCGAGTTTACAACGTAGACTTCATTAGGTCCGTAAGGCTTTTTGTTTTTGTCCATGTGTCGAAGACATACTAACATCAGAACACCCCCAACACTAGAATCAATACAAACAGCCAGAATTCAGGTTCATATACACGCCTTGGATTTAATATGAAAAACACTACATCGGCCAAAGCGTCAATCACACGCCAGAACGGCCGAGCGATAAAACTATCATAGGCCACGCACAACAAGCCTATCCATATCCATTTTTTACTTACTTTATTCAAATTATTCACCTGCCTTTGATATGATTATACAACTTTAGTACCAAATAATCAAGAGGGGGTATAAAATAAATTTTAAAATATAATCCCGACCGACAAGCAGCCGAGATTATACCGGAGGAAGAATGAAAAAAATGAAGGGAGAGAGGCAGACAAGTTAGCTACCGTTATTAATATATCACATAAAAAGAAAAGCGCCATTCTCCGAGTACGAACCAGAGATGGCGCTTTCCCCGTCTGGAACACCGCTTTATACTACCCTTGTTCTGGGTCCCTGTATCAAAGCGCAGACTAACTGAGAAATGATATAATTTTAGGAGTTTGCACAAGTAAATTTTAACACCAAACCGGGACTGTGTCAACATAATTTTTTCGTACATGAGAAAAGCAGCGAAAAAACGCGAAAAACGGAGTAAAACAGAGATTAGCGGAGATTTCGGGAGCTGGGGGGGAAGCGATGCGCTAAAATTTAAGATTGACGCTTCCGCCGGAAGCGACTATAATCAAAGAAGACAAAAAAATAGAAGCCGTTTTAAAATGCTCGCTAGACATTTAAAACTTCAAACCTTAAAACCTTAAGCTACATGAACTCGATTTTAAAAAATTGGGACATGTGGCCAGCTTTAGCTTTGCCTAAAACAAGGTAGGTTTATGACTTCTGTAACTATTCTATCAACATCGACATACATTGTCAACAATTATATAAAAGCAAATGGCGACTTTATCTAAAACTAAATAACAGAAACCGCTTTAACAGCGACTAGGCGTACACAGACCTAGTATAAAAAACTGTTGGTCCTGCAACGTGCCAAGTATATAAAATCGTTGCCCCGCATGTATGAGCGCAAATATAAGTACATGTGCTGTATAGGTTATGATAAAGGGCCTATACAGGCGAGACGGCAAAGGCCTATCGTGGTACCGTGTGCAGCGGTTAGAGAGCCATACTCTATAAAATGCACGGCTGGCGGCTACGGGTGCGAAAGCACGGGGGAAAAGCACAGAGCTAGGACGTAGAGGTGTGATGATGTGCAGTATTTGCCAAAACCTATACAGCGACGGCGGGGACTACCTGTCTTTACTTTATAGAAAATCCCTTATTTACGCGATTAAGACATACTATATACTTGTCTTTTTCGTGGTAAGGGGTTTCTATGCCTACCAGCTCAAACAGGGACATCCAAAACCATTAAAGCCTGTAGACAAATGCACTATAGTGTATTAATATATACTTATGTAGATACACGCAAGGAGAGTGCAAAAGATGAATCAAGAGAGAAAATATGAAGATACTTTCAAAGTCCTGCCCAAGTGGACAGCAGGCAGAAAGCTGCTACTAAAGAAGCTGGAAGCAGCTACACCGCTTAATCGGTTTATAATTAAGAAGATTTACAGCGAATACAGCAAGAAAGGTATTTGGCCTGCTGAACTTGCACGACGTTCGGGTGTAAGATATGGCACACTGTCCAAGTTTGAAGTAGGCAGAACGGAAACTTTATCAATGAAAAATATCGCTAAAGTTGCTAACGGCTTGGGAATGACTGTTTCAGAGTTTTTTGAGGGGCTGGAAGACGAGCCGGGATATAGTGAATATATCGACAGGGAGAAAAATTTAAAGCAAAAGTGTTGACAATGTACATAGGGGGGTATATAATATAGGCAAAGAAAGGGGGAACAATAGACGAGCCCGAATAAAAGAATAATAATACAGAAGGCACGAAAAATATTAAGCTGTGATATAGCGGCTGCTATATTTATCCTGTATGGAATATGGCTTGTATATTTATTAGTAAGGTGGATTGAATGAAGAAAAAAGAGATGTTTTTGTTAGTTTGTCTGGCAATTATTATGCTGGCAGCAGCCGCAGCTGTTATCTCTTTTGGGTGGAGTTACGGCGGGGCACTGGCAGAGGCTATTGTTGAGCGCGACATATGGCGTTCAGGTATGATTGTGAGGTGATGTAAAGTTGCCAATGATAAAACAGTATGACTACGTAAACGCTTACTGCGTGAGCGTGGCCAACCGTGAAGACCTAGAAAGTGTAGTAACATTCGCTTACAATTACAGCGAGGCCAGAGCACTGGCGAAAAAGTTTTTTAAAGAGCGTGACAAAAGTGTAGGATATTCGCTTCTGCGAGCGCAGAAAATAATCAGCGACGTGCCGAAAAATCTTAATGGCAAGTTGTGTACCAGCAAAGATGATGAAGGATATACGCTTTTAGAAAAAAACGGTTACGCTTTTGAGTAATCAGTTAGGGGGTCAGGAAATGAAAGGATTGGACTATTTAAGAATGTCGTTTGGCAATGTTGACGCTAAACTTCCACCGCTCAAGGAAGTAAAGCCGCAACATCCGCTTGGCAAGTTTAGCGACTATGAAGACGCTTTAGACGAACTTTGCATAAATGCTTTGGCAAAGCTTACGCCGGAGCAGCGGGAAATCATCTTCCGGCGTTGCAGCCGTAAAATTAGAAGCTGGGAAAAGATGAAACACTTACATGCTTTTTTCGGAGTTGGCGGCTTTCACCGGTTTTACATTAAAGACTATGTTGGCGGCGCTGCAATGCTGCTTACCGGTGGCGGCTTATTAATCTGGTGGATAATTGACAGGTTTAAGATGAAAAAGAAACTTCAAGAATACAATTCAGACATTGTTATTCAAGCGTTGGACGACAAAGGTTATATCTAAAAATTGAAAGAGGTGTAGTTGTGATTATTACAAGAGAAAATCTAAAGGAAGAAGCTTCAAACTTAAACGACGAAATTTTAAATTTAGAGAAAAATATGGGGTCAACATTATTGCACTAGCACAAGTTGAAAGTTTGGACACAGAAGAAGCAAATGGCTATTTAGTCATGGCTAACCGGGTAAGTCTCGACAGGTGTGTTAATAGCGTTGTTCATTTAGTGCAGACGGCACAGGAAGGCTTTGGCATTAAACCAGAGATGTTTTTTGCAGAAGCAATCAAAAGAGCAGTAGTTAATGAAAGGTTTTTTATGATGTAGATGAAGAAATCCCCCCCGAAAATACGGGTGAGCCTTTTAAGAAAATGCTGGTAAAAGAGGTTGTAGAAAATGAGCATTAATGAGACCAGACGGGAAGCGATAATCAATAAGCTTAAAGAGCTTGAAGAATTTTTAGAACCGGAAGGCGCGCATTTTGTTTTACATCTCTTTACCAGTAAAGACGTCACAGAGGAAAGCTATAGTATTTACAATAACTGTAGTTTGAAAATTCTGGCCATGTCTCAAGCGAGAATTGAAAACTATATTGAACAGCTTGGTAAGATATCGCTAAAACACCATAAGGAAAACGTGGAAATGATGAAGCTTGTGGATAAATTAATTGAAAGCATACAATCTGGCAAAGAACTGTCCACAGAGCTAGAAGACGATATGATAGAACTATTGAAGGCTTTAAAGGCCGAACGAAACGACGCAGGCAGCAAGAAAAATTTTACTAGAAAGAGGGAGGAGTGGGGGGCGGCCGTGGGGGGGGGCCCGGCCTTGCTGCAAGAAAGGGGAATAAAAATGACTACTACCAACAGGACCAGCAGAACCAGAAGAAAGAGAAACACCGGAACATTAAATGTCAAGATAAACGCCTGCCAAGAGTGCGGGAACAAAAAGCCCCGGCTTAAAGTGGACAAGAATTTTTTCATCCAGTGTGAAAACTGTGGCAAGGTTTTATACGGCAGCGTACAAGATGGCATATTGGAGCTTGTTAAAAAGTGGAATGCGAGAAATAGCGGGAAATGATTAATGTCAGGAAGGTTAAGGCAGCAGGCCTATGTGATTGCTGTGATAAGAAAAAGGCAACATATGAAGTGTATTGCCGCATATCTTTAGGAAGTTTTTTTATCCCAAGCACTTACAAAAATAGTCAGATATACCTATGTGAATCATGTCTGAAAAAGCTTTCCGGAAAAATAGCTAAACAGCTACAGAATGAAGGTGATTGAATGTTTAAGGAAGAAAGAGTTGTTGCAGAAGGTACAGTATTTTTTTCTATTTACGACGGGGATGACCCGGAGAAAAAGCCCATATTAAAGTTGAGTAGTAAGAAAACAGCTAAGGTTATAACAGCGTTACTTAACGCCGACAAAGAGCAGAGATGTAGATTTTCGCTGGCGTGTATGGACGCTGCTAAGAGACTTTATTGTTGTCCGGCCTGTGAAAGTAAGGACGTAGAGAGAGTTATGCTTGCGTGTCATCCGCCTATTATTGATTTAAAATGTAAAAAATGCGGGTGGCGGTCAAGGTAAATTGCATTCGCTAGTCCTCTGCGAATTGTTTTTGCGTTGCTCCTTACGATATAATAAATAAAAAGAATCGTAGGGGGCTTTATCATGGCTGAAACGTGGAACAACATCAGATATGTTTTAGATAGATTTTTCAAGGTCGATATATGGGCGTATGCCGTAGTGATATGGACTTTTGGAAACGAGATTTTCGGCCCGAACTTTTGGGGCGTTGTTATATTAGCACAACTGATGATAGTCTTTGATACCATAATTAAATGGGTGTACTTGAGTAAAAAGTATATCCATGACACGTATCAGCCAGAAGACCCGCTAGAAAACATCAGCCTGCAAAAAGCTATACATTACTTTTTTAAGAGTGAAACATGGCAGAAAGGCTACCTAGAAAGCCGGGGCTTTAGCCGCATACTTGAAAAAATGCTGCTTTACAATGCAACAATCATCACAGCCTTTTATGCCGCCAAAGTCATACCGCCCATACATGAATTGGGTATAAATCTAGTCGCTGCCGACATTCTGCCGGGGAGCGTGTCGATGGTTATTTTTATGGTCGAAATGACCAGTATCAACGAGAATCTAGTTGAGCTGGGCTATAGCAGCATAGCTAACGCAGTCAAGCGTGTTCTTGGCTATATGTTGGATAGAGTGTTTCCGAAAAGGGGGAATTGATATGCAGATAAGCCGCGAAGATTGCAAGCTGGTGACGCTGACAGACATTGCAGCAGAGGCTAGAGCGTGTTCGGCGCATACCATAACTGGACACTGGACAGCTGGCAGATACAAACAGTATTTTAACGATTATCACCTGCTGATAAATGACGAAGGCGAAATATTAATGCCGAATGGCGTTACATTAGACAGCGTACTTGCGCATACCTATGGTCGCAATACCGGAAATATAGGGGTATCAATGTGCTGCTGTCTGGACGCTATCATTTACCGGGACGGCAGTGTTAACTTTGGCAGTGTGCCGCCAACGTTCGCACAGATTGACGCTATGGCAAAAATCGTCGCCGTTATTACCAAATGCGCGCCAAAAATGGCCCCGTTCGGCGTGACTGCGAACACCTTCCGGACGCATAGCGAATGGGCCGAAATGGACGGATACGGCCTGTATAGCGGCGACGCTGATATGCGCTGGGACCTGATAAAGCTGGAAGACCTTGGGTCGGACGAATACACGAAGCCCGGCGGCGACGTTATCCGCGGCAAAGCTATCTGGCATACCTTCAACAATCCGGACGTATATAACCTTGTGCAACCGTGATGAAGAAGAAGGGTGTGTATAACTTGTGGATAGTGTGGATAAAAAAGGCTTTAAGGACTATCTGTATTCTGCTTTGCCTTATCTGCTTACAGCCGCACTCGGCTTCTGCGTCGGCGCCTACGTCACCGGATGGCGGACGGGTGATAACGATAACGCAGGAAGAATTGACGAGCTTACAGCAGATATTCAGCGAATTGAGCAGCAGCAATCAGCTATCGCAGAAACGTTACAGCGAGCTGTTGGCGCTATCGAACGAGCTGAACAGCATAGTGCAAGCATTGCAGAAGGAATCAGCGAGCTTAAAGACCGAGCTGGAAACATCCAAGCAGGAGCAGCAGAAGGCGTTGGAGCAGCAGAAAAAGACGGAAAACTTATTGAACAAGGCCAACGAATCATTGCAGAAGTACAACGCCGAAGTGAAGAAGCAGCAGCGGCGGCTAAAAGCTGAAAGAAATATTGCTATTGGCGTGGCCACGGCGGCCGTTATCATGGCGGCTTGTAAATAAAATCAAAAGGAAGAATGAAAAAACATGAAAGCATTATCTGTAGAGAACTACCAAACTACCCAAAAAGAAAGCCTGAAAGCTCAAAGCTTGGCTGAATGGTCCGTAAGTGCCTGCATGAATTCGGCGGTAACTATCCTTACAAAACCAGACCGGATAACGGCAGAGGAATTAATCAAAGCGCGTGATATGCTGGACAAAGCTATCTTGTCAGCCGTAGAACGTGACGCACTGGCCAAAGTTAATTATAAAATAGCTACCATGATTGTAGATATGCCGGATGAACAGGCTCCGGAAGAATCAGACAAAATATCTGTTGGCCCGGAATGTGTAGAAGAAGCAGGAGAAGAACCCGTAAAAGAGTGCGAATAATCTAAAGCCCCGGAAGTACGGGGCTTTTTTATGCAAAGTCGAAATAAAACTGTTGACAATATACAGAGGGGGGTATATAATAAAAGCATAGAAAGGGTGTGAGTTATGACGCGAAAAACAACAGTACATTTCTACGAAGGGGGCAAAAAGCGAATTATGACAAACGTCTATAAGAAAGAGTTTTACGTTGGCGGTGAAAAAATCAAAGTTGGCATTTTAAGCACTAATCCAGAGGAAACATGGCTTGTTAATGAGCTGGATAACATTTTGTGCGAAAAATGCGAGAATATCAACGGTCAACTGATATTGAATAATGAGTTCTTTTCTTTGGCGGTCCGCAAAGTTAAGGAGATTTTAAACTATCAGAACGAAAAAGCGGATAACGAGGAAAACCCGGTGTATTACAAATTTTACAGAGACGGGTACAATGGTGCGATATGGATGGTATGACAACAGTTATAGTATCTGTGATATTATCCGCGCTGGCGGCACTCGTCACGTGCGTATTGCTGGCCAGATTTGATGTCGGTGGGCGCATGGGGGCCGCGACACAAAGACAGGGCGCGCATGTAACACGCGGCGGGGAGGAGG